ATATCATTTGATTCTTCATTGCTCATGCATTAATCGGCTGTGCTAATTGTTCATTGACAACACCCGGCGCGGGTTGCTGCGGAGCTAACCCTTTTAAATGTCCCATTGCCTTCGCCGTTTCAATTCCCTGTTGAAATTTTTTATCCGCCTGCTGCTGTTGCGCACGCGTATTACGGATAGTCCCCATTGTCCTCGCATCTCTTAAAATTTCTCTCGGCGCCCCCATAAACTTTGCCACTAACTGAACCGATAAATCTTCATCCACATTATCATAAACTTCTGGTTGTGTCTGCGCGACATCATTACAAAATTTCCATGTATTGATAATGCCTTCAGCCAATTCAGAATTAAGCATCCGCGCCGCGGGCGTCAAAAACTCAATCTCATAAACCTCATCCCCGTTAATCATTGCCTTTGCAATATCATCCGGAATAACCATTTCATCCCCACCGAAAAGAAGTTGATCTAAATGTTCACGACTTCCCGGCATCAATCCCAATTTTCCCCGTGCTAACATACTAGAAAAACAATATTCGACCAATGGTGCAAAAACTTCTTTTGTCTGACGACTGAATAACCCGCCGAGAACCATCGCGCGTAATTTATTTCTCATCTGCGCTTCACCCAATGTCATTTCAGTTTCGTTATTCAAATCTAAAAGCCGATCAATAAAAAAATGATCTGCAACCGATTGCTTTAATTCTTCAATCCGTTCTTTAGTCGATTTTAAATCCTGAACTGTTACAATTGGAAAGACCGGCGGTGCATTACCAACCCTGCCAGTTACATTAAAAACATTTATAGCTCCTGCACTCGTATCAACGGTCCCCGCGCCTAAACGGCCATCATCTAAAATCCCTAATGGCGGATCCAACATTTTTTCCGTTGCAACAATTTCCGCTTCCCGGAGTGCATTTAATTCTAAAACATCTGGAAGGGCATCCATCGCGGGCGACCTTCCATATCTCTCCCGAATATTTTTATAAAACCGATTTACAAAGACCGGCATCCTTGGGAAACCACTCTCTTTTAAAATATGATCTTGACCCAATTCAATGTAAACCGATGAAACTGGCATATCAAATACACTCAATCCATCCGGATCACGGTTATATCGCGGTTCAATCGCGTGTAGAATTTTAATTTTTATGTCATAAGTTTTATTTTCATACGCCCGCCGGGTTTGTTCTGAAACATTTTCAATTCCAAATTCCAAAATAGTTTGTTCAATCGTTTCTTCCCGTTCATAAAATACCCGATTCACCATCCCGTTCGGGCCTTCTTCAATAACCATTCGTTTTACATCCCATGGCTGAAACAAAAACAATTCATCTTCCGTCGGATTAGTCGGCTCAAACGCAGCAATTCCGGACGTACCAAAACCCACATCATCCGACATATATTCGTTTAAAGTTAAAGATAATCCGCACGCGGGTTCATTCATTGCGCAATGCAGTTTATAAGATGCCCAATCATAATATTTTTTATGTTCTTCATTATCAACAATCTGTCTCGGTGACTTAAATTGAAAATTAATTCCGCCATCCGGCCAAAGCATCCCGAGTAATGCGCCCGCCATAACCTTCATCGCCTTCGGCCCGGTCGCATCAAATAAATCCCTGTTTAAGAACATCCCCGGCGTAAAGTTAATAACAAAATCAGCTTTCCGAGTTAAAAAATATTCAGCAATAACTTGATAATGAATATTCCAAACATACTTTTCTTTTTTGAGATTATCGTAACGGCGGGTAATTTCTTTAGCGTTGGCTTTCATTAATCATTCCCTAAAAGTTTATACCGCCCGACGGGGTTCGTCCCTTGAACACCCTGCGGACTAGTCATAATAAGCGCAGCACGGCCTGCGTTTTGTGCTTGAGAAGTTTTATTAACATCATTCTGAACTTGCTGACTTGCATTCGCCGTCGGAGTTGGAATAGTCTGCGCCTGCTGTTGTTTCCCACTCATAATCTTATTTGCGGCGAACGCACCACCCGCCCCTAAAAGTGCGGCCAGCGCAAGCGGAAACCGATTAATTCTTTCATGCGGTAAATGAATCATTAATTTCCCCCCATAAAATACGGCAAAGTTTTCGACGCACCACTCGTCGCAGCTCCAATAGATTCACGGCGCTGTATGGATTTTAATTTCGAACGGCCCCCGTCGGTTTTTCGAATCATCTGTCTTTTCCCCGGTAAATCACGTTTAACTGGATACGCAAAAGTGAGCGCGAACGCATCTCCCTCATGCGGATCAATTCCTGTATCTTCTTTAATCTTATCTTTAGATTCAAGTTTCGTCAAACCCGAACTTGTCTTTTTTTCTATGGGGACACAACAGAACTGTTTATGAAGTGATTCCTCGTCGGGGCATGACACGCCGCCCCCATTAAACCAATCCCTCATACCACACCACATTTCAGCCCGTTTGTTTAAATAAATAGTATCTTCAAGTGCCGCTTCTGCAAAATGAACACCGGTCACAATCCCCCCGTATCCCAATTCAACTAATCTATCTACAACCCCATATCCATTTCCTACGTCGATGAAACACTTAATCGGATTATGCGTATCAATAAAATTTGCAATAATACCTGCAAGCTCCATCGGACTGCGGCCTACATATTTAAAACTTTTCATCATTTCCCGCCCGCGTCTAAATGCAATTGCCGATGTACCAAGCGGTGCCGGATCAACCCCCATCACCAAAGGTGCATTCGGATCCCGAATCAAACTCTTTCGAGCTTCCATTACTTTTAACGACGGGATAAGGCTAACCCCCGACGTAACAAAAGCCTCCTCAACCGTACATGGATATTCCTGCATGAACGCTTGAACTGACTTTAATTCATATATTTTATTCCGGCGCCAATAGATTTGTTCAGAATCTAATTTAAAAAGTTCAATTAATTTTTCTTCTTCAACCGTAATCTGAAAATCCGACGGAAGTTTTTTCCGGTATTCCTTCTGCCAAAACCATGGGATAAAAATTAATTGGTAATCACCTTTACCTTCGAGTGCATCCATACACATTTTGTAAAAGAGCGCGTCCATTCCATTCGCAGTCGATTCAATAATAACTTCCGTGCCGTCTAAATCGGGGACTGATTGAAGCAACCCTTTACTGAATGCATCCCCGTCCGGGTAAAACGCCGCCTCACTTGCGTGCAGATACTGCACGGTCCCCCCGCGTCCGACGTTTTCGTTTCCAGCAGTTCCAACAAAGTATTCGGAGTTAATCCCTGAAAATACCATACGGCGACGGTTAGCAACATCAGTTGTTGCTTTAACTGGGTCCGGACAGTTGGCGTGGTACCTTTCAACCATTTGGAAAAGTTTCTCCGTTGTATCTGCTTCATGTGAAAGAATAAACGTTGCTTTTCCCGCGAGGCGAGTGGTTTTCCAATAAAATCTTCCACCCACATAAGTAGAGCATCCCTGCTGCCGGCCTTTAAGAATGAGCGCCCGGATCTTCCCCGTCGCTTGGAGTTGAAATTCGAGTCTTTGATGGAGATATTCTTGCGCATCATTGAAAATAAGCGGTAAAATCTGACCGTCTTTCGTGCGGATCTTTAAAGCAAATTTAGCAAAAAACCGGTATTCATTCTGAAACCGGTTATGTAATTTCGTCTGACTCTCGGTGAGTGACGTTAATGACATTTTCTTTTTCCAATTCCGCAGCGGTTTTATCTAAAAAATCCTGATAAGTCATCGTCGCGTTTAAATTCAAATTAGTCTGCTGCGCTTTTCCAATCGCCCGATCCAAAAGAAAATTTAAAGAATCCTGAGAACCATTCGCGGCGTATAACGTTTGACGGATAATCGCAACTTCCCCGCACGTCAAACCAACAAATTCGGGTTCAACAAAAGGATCCGCGGGGTACGGCATATTGAGTGCTGCCATAATTGTCTTTGCAATAGGCAGCGACCTTGCTTTACTCAAATATTCAAGAGGATGAAAATTATCTAATCGCAGCGTCGGCATTATCATCGACTATCCCCGGTAAAATTTCATCCAGCGGATCAACAAATTCGGGCTTACGTTTACCAGGGGCGGC